TGGTTCTGTTTTTGTTAATGGAAAAGGTGCGGGAAGAGTTGGTGATGGATTGTCGGGATGCACATCAGTTGCAGCAGGTTCTTCAAATGTTTTTGCTGGCGGATGAGATAAATAGAAAATGGCAACAACTAACATAGATTCCACACGAAATTTTGTAGATTTGGATTTGAATTTTATGATTCATCCAATTCGTAAAGACATTAACACTCACAAAGCGGAGTATGCAGTAATAAATTCGGTCAAAAATTTAATTTTGACTAACCATTTTGAACGACCATTCCAACCAGAAGTTGGATCAAATATTCGTAGATTGTTGTTTGAAAATGTTGATGTTATATTAGCAGCTCAAATTGAACGAGAGATAGAAGAAACTATTAATAATTTTGAACCGAGAGTTGAAGTGTCTTCTATTACTGCAATTCCTTCAGTTGATGAAAATGGGTATAAAATTATACTGGAATTTTTCGTGATAAACAATCCAGACCCAATTACAATTAATTTTTTCCTAGAACGGATTAGATAATATGGCAGACCGCTTAAGAGTAACAGAACTTGATTTTGATACAATCAAGACAAATTTAATAACATTTTTAAATCAACAAGCTGAATTTACAGATTATGATTTTGAAGGTTCTGGACTTTCTATATTGCTTGATGTTTTAGCGTATAATACACATTATAATGGCTACTACCTCAATATGGTTGCAAATGAATCATTTATGGATACCGCATTGTTGCGAGATTCAGTTGTGTCTCATGCTAAATCTTTAGGATATGTTCCATATTCAACAAGAGCGCCAATTGCAACCATTAATTTTTTGGTTAACTCTACAACAAGTACGTCTGCAACATTAACCATACCTTCAGGATATTCTTTTCTATCAAATCAAATTGATAGTAAAGTTTATAACTTTGTTGTATTGGAAGACACAACAGTAACAAAAGCAAATAGCTCATATTATTTTGAAAATCTTGACATTTATGAAGGTCAACTAATAACTTATAGTTTTACACATAATCAAGCCACAAATCCAAAACAAACATTTACATTGCCAGATAGCAATATTGATACAACAACAATTAAAGTTACCGTATCACCATCGTCAGTATCTACGGCAGTTACAGTTTATAATTTAGTTACAGATATTTTAGATGTTGATTCTACTTCTGAAGTTTATTATTTACAAGAATCAAAAAATGGTCAGTATCAAATCTATTTTGGAAATAATATAGTTGGAGAAAGTATTCCTGATGGTGGTATTATTTCTGTGAGATATTTGTTAACCGATGGAACAAGTGCAAACAAAGCAAATAATTTTGTTGGTGCATTGACATTGACTGACAGTTTAAATGAAACTCTATCCAATTTTACAGTTACTCCAGTTTCAGCTGCATCTGGTGGTGCGGAAAGAGAATCTGTTGATGATATTAAATTTGGTGCAGCTGCACAGTTTACTACACAAAATCGTTTGATTACAACAAAAGATTATGAATCATATTTAAAAAGAAATTATCCATCAATCGATTCTATTTCGGTATGGGGTGGTGAAGAAGAAGTTCCACCAGTATATGGAAAAGTTCTCATATCTCTGAAGCCAAAAGAAAATTATTATATTTCAGAAACAGAAAAACAAAGAATTATTGATGAGATTATTAAACCAAAATCAATTGTTTCTGTCGATACAATAATTCGAGATCCAGAATACTTATATCTATTGATTGAAAATTATGTTGAGTACAATAAAAATAAAACTACTCAAACGATTGAATCATTAAAAACTTCAATAAGAAATGCTATAATTTTATATAGAGATACAAATTTAAATAAATTTGGATCAACTTTTGTTCTTTCAAAATTACAAGATAGTGTTGATGGTGTTGATTTAAATGCTATTAGTGGTTCTGAAACAAAATTATATTTACAGAAAAGATTTGAACCTTCTTTAGGTGTATCAACATCATATACAATTAATTTTAATGCACCGTTAAATCGTGGAACAACAACAAATAAGTTAACTTCTTCTGAGTTTAGAATTTTTGATTCTGCTGGCGCAGTAAAAACTGTTTCGTTTGAAGAAGTACCTGAATCATTTACCGGCATTTCTGAGATACAAGTTACAAACGCAGGAACTGGATATACAGAAGCACCAACAATAACAATTACCGGTGATGGTACTGGTGCTGTTGCAAACGCAGTAATTGTAAACGGAAAAATACAAAGTATTGTATTAACAAATCGAGGAATTAACTACACTAGAGCCATCGTTACAATTACCGGCGGCGGTGGATATGGTGCGGCTGGGTCTGCTGTGTTAGATGGTAAATTTGGTTATTTGAGAACAATTTATTATGATGACAATGCAGAAAAACAAACAATCGATGAACAAATTGGAACAATTGATTATATTACAGGAACAATTATCATAAATGATATCAGAATAGTATCTGTTGTTCCTACAGATTCACTAATTAGATTAACTATCGAATCAGGAAAAGGTATTGTAAAAACAGCAAAGAACACAATCATATCTATTGACGATACTGATACGACTTCCATAACAACTGAACTCTCTGCAATTTAATGTCTGATAATAAAGTTTCTCTGCTGATTAATCGTCAGGTTCCAGAATTTGTTCGGGATGAATATCCCCTGTTCATTACATTTTTGGAAGCTTATTATGAATACCTTGAAACAAAACAAGGTACTCAAATAAATGATTTAACTTCAGTATCAAAAAATTTAAGAAATCTTTCAGATGTTGATGATTCAATAGAAGATTTTGAGCAACAATTTTTCAATTCATTTGCCACATATTTACCTAAAGATGTAACTGTAGATAAAGCATTTTTAATTAAGAATGTTCTACCCATATATCTTTCTAAAGGATCAGAAGGATCTTTTAAACTTTTATTCAGAATGTTATTTTCTGAAGAATTAGAATTAATCTATCCAAAAAATAACATTCTTAGAGCTTCTGATGGTAAATGGACAGTTGATAATATTCTTAGAATTGATACCGATATAAGAAGTGTTTATACTGCAACGGGTAACACAAGCTTTTCTTTAGCACAACAAGTCAACAATGATGAAGTCCAAGTTTATGTAGCTGGAGTTTTAAAAGTATTGACTACAGATTATTACATTCGTAAAGAATCTAGAAAATTAGTTTTTAATACTGCACCGGCTGCAAATTCAGAAGTCAAAGTTGTTTATACAAATTTTGATATTAATTTGCTTAACAACAGGCAAATTACAGGTGTTACTTCTGGTACAACCGCAATTATTGAAAAAACTGTAAAGAGAATTATTACTGACAGATTGAACCTTGGTTTTCCATTCGAATTGTTTATTAGTGATAAAACATTAGTGGGAGCATTTTTTGCCGGTGAAGAAGTTCAAACTACAATTATTGATGATAATGATACTTTAATAACTTTAAAAGCTGATACATTTTCAATCGTCAACAAAATTAATGTCATCAATGGTGGTACAAGTTATAATGTTGGTGACCCCGTTATTGTTACAGGTGGTGGCGCAGTAACAGATGCTACCGCTGAAGTTGAAGACATAGTTGAGGGTTACATTGATGGCATGGTTGTAAATAATGGCGGCGCCGGATTTGAACTCAACTTAGATATTGCAGTTTCTGGTATTTCTCCGCTTTTACTTGACCTTGCCGTTGATGGTGTTGACACAACTGGTGTTGCAAATTCAACAGCCAATACCTATACTGTATCTAACGATGCAGTATCAACTTATGCAAATACATTAATTTCGGCATCTGATTACGGGTTTCCTGCAACAGTAATTCCAACAGGTGAAAATGTCTCAACAGTTATTGCTGATGCATTGAGTTATTATACCTTGACAAATTTAGGTCCAATATCAAATGTTATTGTCTTATTTTCAAATACATCGACCGCATTTTCTCCAACGCTAGATGCTAATTCACCATTGTTTACCGCAAATAGTAATTCTTTTGCTATTAAGAATTTTAAATCAGTAGGTAGAATTAAAATCAACAATGGTGGAACAGGATATCAAATTGGTGATGAAATTGTATTTGGTTCTAAACCTGTAGGCACAAATGGAAGAGGTGCAGCTGCAGCAGTTAAAGCAATCAATGCAAATGGCACAATTACTCAAATTGAAATTCAACCATCCAGAGTTTCTGGCACAGCAAATATAGTCAACAACAGTGCGTTTATTGTAGGAACAGGAACACAATTTGGTACAGAAATTAAAGTTGGTGATAGGATCATAATTAATAATGAATCAAGATATATCAATGCAATCTCAAATACTACCTATGCAAATGTCAATGTGAATTGGACGGCTACTTCAACTGGTAAGAAAGTTGGTAGGTATGGAGAATATTTAATTGGTGGCCAAGGATATACACAAGGTAACTTTCCAACAATAACTGTATCATCATCGAATGTTTCGGCCGCCAATGCAAATGTAGAAATTTCTGCATTGATGGCTGATGGCGAAGCACTTACGCCATTTATTGGAAATACACAACCTGGTCAAATCATCTCTATTAAAGTCATAAGTGGTGGTACAGGATATCAATATATTCCACAAGTAGACTTAACAGGTTCTGGTAGTGGCACGGCAACTGCATCTGCAACGATTCAAGATGTGTACATTTCATTACCTGGAAGATGGACAACATCTGATTCTATTTTATCAACCTCAGAAAGAAAACTACAAGGCCAAGATTATTATGTTGATTATTCATACATAACTTCTTCAACGGTAGAATTCACAAAATACAAAAAAGTATTAAAACAACTATTACATCCAGCTGGTTTTGTAAACTATGCTGACTTAAATAAGGATGTTTCTTTTAATGCGAATACAATTACTATATCAACAACTTCTGCTAACACGATTGCTGGAACAGTAAGTGTTTCCAACGGATCCATATATGTAACTGGTGTAAACACTAAATTTAATGTGTCCAACTCAAGAGGTACTTTGACTATCGGTTCAAACATCTCTGTAAATAATGTGATTAGAACGGTTTCTAGTATCATAAGTAATACAAATATTGCAGTTTCTTCAGCATTTACAACATCTGCAACCGCACAAACCGCCGTTATATTGATATAAATAAGCACTATGCCATCAATTACAAAGAAAAAACTAAGTTACAATAACGCAAAGATTTGGCGTAATTCAGTCTATAATTCAGGAATTACTGATCCAGTTCTTTATATTTTTATTGGCAATAATGTTCCATATGCAAATGAGTCTTCTCCAGATTCTCTTGTGGACACAGTTAGCACAGAAAAAGATATTTGGAATAATATCTTTGCCGCAAAAAAAGTAACGGCAAATGATTTAGAACTTGTTATTCCAAAAGTCACTTGGACTGCAAATTCAAAGTATAGAAATTATGATGATACAATTGATATAAACACTTTGTTATCATCAAACACTACACAGGGATTAAGTCCCATGTATGTTATTACGACAGGAAGAAATGTATATAAATGCATGTCTAATAATTCTTCTGCCAATTCGACAATAGAACCATCAGGTGATTATACAACTTCAAATGGTAATATTGCTACTGCTGATGGATATTTATGGAAATACATGTATAATGTTAAGCCATCAAATAAGTTTTTAACAGCAAACTGGATTCCGGCTCCTACATCCACATTACAATTAGATTATAATGTAAGTGATATTGGTGTTGTTGATGGTGAATTAACAAGAATTATTGTTACTGCAAATGGAACAAATTACAGAGAAGCTTCAAATATTGTAGTTGGGTCATACACATCTGGCCAAACAACATTGCAATTTGCAAATACGGCCAGAGTGCTAAGTGTGTTTCAGATTCCAACTGTTGCAAATCTTGCAAATATGTCAGTCTCTGGAACAGGCATTCCGTCTGGTTCATATATTACTGCAACGGCAAATGCAACAGGAGTAATTACACTATCAGCTGCAACTACAACATCTGGTGGTGGTAATACAGGTAACTTGACGATATCAACTAGAGTTTATGTTGATGGTGATGGAAGTGGTTCTGCTGTTTCAACTACATTATCAAACACAACATCTGGTGTTTCTGCTGCAAACGCAAATATATCAAAAGTTACAATTACAACAATTGGAACTGGTTACTCAAGAGCAAATGCGTATATCTATGGTTCTGGAACTGGTGCAACAGCAAGAGTTATTGTCTCTCCAAAATATGGCCACGCTTACAATCCGGCTAATGAACTGAACGCATCAAATTTGATGTTTGCCGTAAGAATTGGTGAAGTAGATACCACTGAAAATGGGTTAATTTCTTCAAATACTTCTTTTAGACAGTATGGACTCTTGGCCAATCCGCATAAATATGCTAATAATACTGCCGTAACACAAACAACAGCTAACTCAGTAATTTCTCAAACAACAGCTTTAGGTTTGGTTGCTGGTGCAAGTTATACATTAGATGAATTTGTTTATCAAGGATCTTCTTCATCTACAGCTACATTTTATGGATATATTAATTCACAAACATCAAATGAAGTTAAGTTATCTAGAGTTATAGGAACAGTAACAATTGGATTGCCTTTAGTTGGTTCAAGTTCTGGTGTTTCTAGAACTATTATCACTAAGACAGATCCAGAATTTAAACCATATACTGGTGACATTTTATATGTTGAAAATATTACAAAGACGCAAAGAGAAGATGGTCAAGCAGAAAATATCAAAATTGTGGTTAGATTTTAGAGGAAATAAATGAGTATCGATACTAATTTTAATGCGAATCCATATTATGATGATTATGATGAAGATAAGAAATTTCTTCGTGTATTGTTCAAACCTGGATATGCCGTTCAAGCTCGAGAGTTAACTCAAGCTCAATCCATTCTCCAAAAACAAGTTGAGAGATTTGGTAATCATGTTTTTAAGAATGGCTCTGTTGTCACTGGTGGCACAACATTTCTTCAAGATTGTATCTATATTAAATTAGATTCCACTTATAGTGGAACTACTGTAAACGTCAGCACTTTTGTTGGATCAACAATTGTTGATAATATTCAAACACCAACAAAAAGAGCAGAAGTAATTAAAGTTTACGATGCTGATGCTGGATCAGGTGACCCAAAAACTCTTTTAGTTAAACAACTGTATGGTGATGCATTTGTTTCTGGTGATACCATTCTCACTTATGAAGCAGCACCTGCATTTGCAAACATTTCTACATCGGGCGTAGGCACAGGACAGATTTTTTCTGTTACTGAAGGTGTTCGTTATTATGATGGATATTTCATTAAAAATGACCAACAAACTATTGCTACATCAAAATATTCTAACACAACTGCCAATGCGAAAATTGGTTTTGAAATTACAGAAAGCTTAGTTAAATCTACTGCTGATACTTCTTTACTTGACCCGGCTCAAGATGCATCAAACTATCAAGCTCCTGGTGCTGATAGATTTAAAATTGACTTGA